TCTCGTCAAAGAGGGGGACAACGCGGATTCGCGGGTCTCCCCCGTAGGCGTGGGCCACCGTCTGCACGGCGGAGTTGTCCACGTCGAGGATGACGATTTGCTTATCCGGTCCGACGTGCGCCCTTGCAATATCAATCGCAAGACCCGTCTTGGCCGTGTTCTCCTTGCCGACGAGAGCCATGCGAATGACGTTGCTTCGCCGCTCCTTGCCGAACAGAGAGCGGTAGTGGTCGAGACCGAAGACCTTCGGCTCTTCCGCAGTTTCCGCCTTTGTAGTTCCCCAAGTCATGTTCACCAATCCTCCCCTGCGACTTCTTCCTCGACTTCTTCAAGTTGAGCAACACCGACTTCTTCGACGGCCCACCAACCGCTCACCGCAAGGCGACCGTCGCCTTCACGGCCCGTGTAAGGAGAGCCGACGGCCACGATGACCGAGCCAACACCGAAGGTGACGCGAGAGTCCTCTTCCTGAGCGACATAGAGGTCGAGAGGCGGCGTAGCCGACGTCAGGTCCATGTCTGCACAGGTCAGAATGTAGCCGCCGTTCTCACGGGGGTCAATGTGAGCGACCTCAAGCACGACACCGACGAGAGCATCCCACTTCTCCTTGTCGGAGAGAGAGGCGACGTAGTCGTTGATGCCGTCGAGACCATCGAGCATCTTCATGTGGGTAGGGATGAGGCCCGTTCCATCAGGCATGAGAGGAGCCATCGGGAAGATGTTTGCGACATTGCCGTCTTCGGCGAAGGCCGTGACGTTGTTCTTTGCATACAGGCGGTCGCCGTTGCGGGAGACGGAAGCGGCCACACGGCCCGGCGTGAACGTCGGGTGCTGAGTCTTCGCAAGGTCCCCACGGAAAGTGAAGGAGAAGAGGCTCGGAGCATCCGTCGTCCCGCTCTTGCGCCCGAGGAAGAGGCAAGTGCGCTCAAGGTCCTGAGTCGCACGGGCCTTGCCGTAAGCGTAGTTTGGCGAGCCGGACGGGTAGGTCGGCGAGGACTTGTTCTCGATGCAGACGAAGAAACCAGAGCCGTCGCCAATCTCCGTCGCCTGAGCAGGCAGGGACGAAGTAGCCACCTCAGCAACGCCTTCAGCGAAGGCGGTCTTTGCGAGCAGGCTCGGGTTGTGGACGTGGGTATATCCACCGTTCACGTCGTCGTGCAGATAGAGACTCACAAGACCCTGTGCGACGAGGTTGCGCCGCGCTTCTTGGGGGAGGGGAGCGAGCATCTTCTGGTATTTCGCATAGAAGACCTTGCCCCAATCCTTGTATCGCGGGACGGAGAGGAACATTCCTTCCATCATCGTTGCTCCGCTTCGCGTCAGACGGATGCGCTCGGCACGCATTTCAGCCGCCGCCATACGCAGAGTCTTCGTGTCCATCTCGGACTCCGGCACACCGGACTTTGCAAGCGCAACCGCCTGCGAGTTCTTCACAGACTCATGGCGAGCCATGAGTTCCTGCACCGTGCATCCGACGTTCTTCGCCACTCGTTCATACATCGTGTTTTCCATCATTCCACTTCCTGTGTTGTGTTCTTCCCATGTCGGGTTGTCCTATTAAACCCCGCTCCAACCGGAAATCAACCGGAACAGGTTCCAACGGACAATGTCTGGGTGGACGCCCATGAGGACGTCGCGCTCGCTTGTGATGCAGGCGTCAATCACGTTCATGCGGACATGATTAGGGATTTCGCTTGTCGTCACTTCCTCAAAGAGGGCGCGGATGAGAGGGCGGATTTCCATACCGGAGGTCTTCTTGACGCAGAGGTCCACGGCCTGCTCCTTTGCGGCCAGACGTAGGATAGCACCCGTGTCGAGGTCCGACTCAGACAGGGACATGATGAACGTCTCGCGCTTGTCTTCGGGGAGAGCGGCGTAGGCTTGCATACAGCCGATAGCGTTCCTCATATCACCTCTATGCGCCCGCACGATATTGACGAGATGGGAGCCTGAGATGTGGAGGGCTTCGTCCATTGCGATTTGCCGGAGGCGAACCTGCATGTCCACATCCGTATGTGGTGCGAAAGTGCGGACCTGAGCGCGGGATTGAAGCCACGGTCGAACGAGGCTCAGGTCATTGCATGTGAGGATGAAATAGCAAGTGGCGTTCTCCATCACGCCCTTCAGAGCGTCCTGTGCTTGAATCGTCAGGCGGTCTGCCTCGTCAAGGAGAATGATGGTCTCCCATCTGCCTGCCCTCGTCAGGGGGATGAGGTCTTCTTCGACAAACTCAATGCCCCGCGTCCTCTTGGAAGAGGCGTTGAACGTATGCAGGGTATATCCGAGCGAGTCTGCGAGCAGACGCGCCGCAGAGGTCTTGCCCGTCCCCGGCTCTGGACTGTGGAAGAGGAAGTGCTGCATTGGGGCCTTGCCCTCGCAGATGTTTTGCAATTCTGCCCTGAGAGCATCCTGCGAAACGAAGGAGTCCCACTCATCGGGACGGTGTTTCTCGGACCAGATAGGCGACTTCATTTGCAACGCTCCTGTTGTGCGGCGACGTAGTCGGCGTGTCGCTCTTCCATCATTTCATCGAAGCACTCCTCGCAGAGGTTGTGATGCACGACGTCCACAGAGTCGCAGAGCATACACATGGAGATGACGTCCCCACCACGACGGACGACATAGCGTATTGCTTGAAAGACGTCCATCAGAACCACTCCTCGACATGCGGCAAAGCGGCTTTCAGAAGACCATAGGGACTGCGGCCCGAAGTGTTGATGAGTTTTGTCCGCATGGGGAAGAAGCCCTGCGTGAGGACTTCATCAAGTCCGCTCATGTCCTCGCTCTGATGTTTGCGGACAACCGCACCACGCTCGTTGAGCGTCTGCTCGTCCGCATAGAGACGGAACATGATGCCTTCGTTCGCAAAAATGTGTTCTGCTTCGTTTGCGTAGCGCACGTCATCCACGATAGCGGCCTCATAGCCCCGCTTCTCGACGTATTCTTGCAGGCGATTCACCCAATAGTCGGGACCGATGAGGTCGCGCTTGCCTTGACCCCATGCTTGCAGAAAGGGGCGTGTAAGTGTCTTGTCTGCGGATTCCAGAGCGTCCCAGAGGAAACGCGCTTCTGCCCTCTGTTGCTTGTGGAAGAAGGCCTGTGATACCTCCTGACGCACGGCTTCTGCGTAGGAGACAACGGGCAGGTCGAAGACCTGAGAGAGTCGGGCGGCAAGCGTGGACTTGCCTGTCTTCATAGGTCCGGCGATTCCAATCAGTCGGGTCATCGGTCCTGACTAAGGGCCTTCTCCTTATCAACCCGACGAAGGCAGACAAGACACGAAGACCACCTGTCCTTGATTAGACGCATCTGAGCGCACGCTGAACACCTAACCGCTCTGGATTTCTCCGAGGCAGTCATGGTCGAATACGGGCGTGTGTATGCGAGGTCTTCCTTATCTTGGATGATTTCATCATCAATCGCATAGACGACATTTCGCACACGCTCACCGTCACCGACCTCGACCTTCTCTGTCCCCACCTGCTTTGTCTGCACGTTCTTGTCGAGCATGGCGGTCAAAGACGAATCGCTCGGGAGAACACGATATTCACCGTCGGTGCGTAGGATTGAAGCCATCCTTGCGCGGGTCATAGGTCCCTTTTCCCAGAGGATTTCGGCGATACGCCTTCTGATTCTGGCGTTCGAGTTGGTCCGCACAGAAATAGCAAGCCTCGCTTGCTATTTCAGGCCCACTCATCAGACATTCCTATGAACGCCGTCCCGACCTCTGAAATCTCTGGTTGGTCGTTGAGGATTACAGGCTCTTGTCTCTTCATCAGAAGGATAGCCATAAACTCCCGCTTGAATGGGAATAGCAACCAGAAGAACGAAAGTGCAAAGCAGACCCCAGCATCCATCACAACCACTCCTGCTTTGTCTGTTTGCGTTTCTTCGCCTTCTTCGGCATAGTGTCCGGTGCGATTGTGCGAATGTCGTTGCCGACAGCATGGTCCATCTCTGCAATCTGCCGCGCATAGACGTCACTCTCACGGAAGCCGTGGGGAAGAGGGTCTTCGTCTCCCTTCTTTGCTTTCTTGGGGAACGTGGGTCTTCGCACGGGTTTGCATTGGAAATGAAGGGCGGCTACCTGCATTTCCTGTGGAACCCATTGGAAGCCGAGGGCGGCGGAACGCCACATCTCGATGTTCCTATCGTTCTCGCGCATGAAGGCGGCGAGCAGAGGGTATGGGACTCTGCGGACCTGCGCCCAAGAGCGCAGTCTATCCGACCAAGTCAGACTCGCCTTAATCGCAGGCATGAAGTCCTCACGCTTGCTTGGCTTGTGGTCATAGATGACTCGCTCATCGTCCATCTTGGGCGGCGTCTTGCAGACGACGACCATGCGATATGAAACGACGTCGAGCCATCCCTCCATGTCCTTTGCGGACGGGCGGGCGATGTGTGCAATGACCGTCAGGTCTGGGACGTTAGGCGCACAGATGACGCCCTCGCCCTCGACGTAGTGACCGACGCGGTATCTGGTCGCATCATGCGTAAAGATGAGAACACCCATCGTCTTCCCCTCCCTCGACACGTCGGTATTCCTTCGTGCCGGAGCCGTTGCGTCGGCTCAGGAGACTGCCGCGCCTCTCCATAGCGGTGAGGTAGCGACTCAAGGAATAGACGTTGATGCTCATGCTACGCTGAGGCAGACACTCGACTGCGTGTCCGAGAATCTGCTCGCAGGTGAACCACTCGCTGATAGTCCATGACTGCACGGCGGCTTCGACCGCAAGTCCACGGTAGCCTTTACCCATTCAGATGTCCCCCTGCGTCATGGCGTCAATACGGGCGACAAACGTAGGCAGAGCCTCGATGGTCTCTTGCAAGAAGCCTTCTGCTTCGGCCTTGAGGCCGTCAGAGGCATAGCGGTCGTTGACCACCTTCGTCAGAATCTCACCTGCGTCGAGCATGTATTTCTGCACGAACGCGAGGAAGTCCGTCCACAGAGCGTCGTCACTCACAGGCGTCCCTCCCACAGATAGCAGTCTTCACACTTCCCCTTATCGAGGTCTTCCATAGGCACTTCGGTTCCACACTCCTTACATTCCGGCATCATCATCCGCCTCCATGAGAGACATGAAGGGTTCCTCCTCATAAACCCATCGCTCAAAACGCTTCATCTGGGATTCAGACAGACCCCAGATATCTCGGACGGTCTTCTTCGGGATTGGGTATCTGCCTGCATACCAGACCACGCCCGCCCGTGTTAGCATGGCGCAGAGGCCATCGTCCAACATGCGCCGCGCGATTTCCGGGTATTCGCTCTTGGGGATTGGGCGTGCAATCAGTTGATTGAAATGCGCCCTCCACTTGACTTTCTCACCTCTCATCGAAACCCTCCCTGATTATTCGCATTGTTCCGCAATACACACGCTTCTTGATTCCATCCACAGTTCTGCTCGTTTCGCACTTGGCTTGTCTGGTGTATGCTACACGCCCACACCCGCGACACTCGCGCCAATGCGGGACGGAAGAATACCCCGACATAATCACTCCTCCGGCCAATACCTCAAGACACGCATCGTTCCGCAGG